GACACCAAATAAAAAAGCCCGGTTGCAGCCGGGCTTCGCAGGTAAATTGAACCTTAACCTAATGTTCTGTTTACCTCCTCGTTTGTTTGCGGTCAACCAAAAAACAGGAGAATAACAATGACCCCACACTACCACACGCCCGACCGCGTTCGAATCGCGTTTCAGGCATTCGAACTTGCCCACGGTTACAGACCGAACCGGGAGGAACAAATAGCGATCCTCCGGGCGGAAGGTTTTGATCCGGAGACGATCGCGTTCTTTCGCGAGGCGGCCAGTGCAGCACCCAGGCATACCCAGGAGGTTGCATGAATACCACCACCGAAAACCGTCCATACCTGGATCGGAAAACCTTTGAACGAGCAATCGAAGGCGATTGTAACGTCCAGATTTTCACGATTTGGGATCTTTACACTGAACTCACCAACACCGCAAAAATGGAACCGACCTACGCGGTTCGTGCGATCGCCGAGCTTGGCTGGGGAATAGAGGGACTTGTCGCTCGTTTGGTAGAGCAGGGGGTGGAGTTATGGAATTGAGAAAGATCAAACCCGGTCCGATAATTGGAATAAGCCATGTCTCTAACAGACGAACAACTAAAAAAGACGATCCCCGAGATTATCCGTCGGAGACGAGAAAGCGTTTCGAAAGAAGAAATCGAGAAACAGATGTTAGTCGAATATATTCGATACTTTGTCAATTTAAAACGTGGGAATGCGGCTCTACTCGTAAAAGAAACAAAATTTCCTTCTGGGAATTTATCTCGTCTTATTTCTGGCGAGGGTGCTCAACCGTCATTCGACCGAATTCTTTTTATCTCCGAAACTGTCCAAAAGCTGCTAAAAAAGCAGATTTAATTATTGACAAAAACCCTTCTGTAATAGCAGTTTTCTTTTGCTGCAATCAGGAGGCATTGTCATGAACGAGTTGAGAAAGATCAAACCCGGTCCGATAATTGGAATAGGATATGACCAAAATCGCGAAAGACGTTCTACAGAAAACCATTCCCGCAATCGTCAAAAAATGGGAAGCTTGTTTGAGTTCGGAGGATTCCGACAAACAAATGCTGATCGCGTATATTCTCAATTTTGTGGAGGAACGGCGAGGGAATGCCGCACGACTCGCGAAAGAAACGGGCATCGCCTTGACCAATATATCCCATTTGCAAAACGAAAACAGACCTCTTCCGTCAATAGAACGCCTCGTAATTTTGACAAGAGCTGTTCAAATATTGGAAAAAAACCAACATTAAAGATTGACAACATTGGAATAATTCCAACTAATGCCCTCTACAAACTTCAGGAGGCATTGTCATGATATCACACGACAATCAAATGAACGATCTCCGGAATCTCGTCGATAGGGATCCGCAGGTTCGAATCCAGCGAACGAAAGGATTTTCTCCGGAAGAAATTTCCTCTGTCGCGGACTGGATCGCAACCGAACACGCGAGACGTAACGTTCGTCAGTCGAGACGTCGGATTCGCGAGGCGTTCAAATCGTATCGCAACGAGAGAACGTATCTCAAACAACAGATCAAAGAACGCGATGCGCTACTGCTGACTCTCAAGGCGGAGACGGATGCAATGGCTGCCGTTATCAAGGACATTAAAAAGTCGTACGGCATTAGGGTGGTGGCGTGATATGGGCAATTTAAGAAAGAATATAATTAATCCGATAATAGAGAAAGCCAATGTCCTCAAAAAAGAATCAGTCAGTGGATCAGATTATAGCCAAGTGGGACGACTGCTTGGAAGCAGAGGAATTGGACAAACGAATTCTAACGGATTACATTCGGGAATTCGTGGAATCCAAACGAGGAAATCAAGCTCTTCTTGCGAGAGAGAGTGGGATCGATCCTATTGTAATTACGCAGTTGCTAAAGCAGATTCAAAATCCATCATTCGAAAGAATCCTACAACTTTCAAAAACAGTTCAAAAGTTAATAAAATATTAATAAATTCGCTTGACAATGTTTATATTTTATTAACATTGTTCTCTCACAATTCAAATCTTGCATTTGGAGGAGGGAATCAATGACAACGGCTACATTAGTAAACAATGATACTCAAAGCGTTCCTGTTAAACAGATCGGAGCGGAATTCACAAAAGATCAAGTTGATCTCATCAAGCGAACGATCGCAAAAGGCACAACTGATGATGAACTTGCGTTGTTTATTCAGCAGTGCAAGCGAACTGGATTAGATCCGTTTAATCGACAGATCTATGCACTCAAACAGTGGGACTCAAAAGAGCAGCGCGAGGTCATGCGTATTCAGACCTCGATTGACGGATTTCGCTTAATCGCCGATCGAACAGGGAAATACGCCGGACAACAGGGACCGTGGTGGTGCGGAAAAGACGGAGTTTGGAAAGACGTTTGGTTGGAATCGACTCCGCCGGTTGCGGCTCGCGTTGGCGTAATCCGAACGGATTTCAAAGAACCGTTATACGCGATTGCTCGTTACGACGCGTATGTTCAACGCACGAAATCCGGCGACCCGAATATGATTTGGACAAAAATGTCTGACAATCAACTCGCAAAATGCGCGGAATCACTCGCTCTCAGAAAGGCTTTTCCAGGGGAAACTTCGGGACTTTACACGATTGAGGAGCTTCCTGCGAATGATCCAGTTTTTGAACAGCAAGAGAAGTCCACTCCCAAAAAAGAAAACAAATCCTTAGAGGACAAGCTCGCAGATACAAAAACCTGGATCGACGGCGTTCTCAGCAACGAGAGTTTGAATTCCGAAGAGGCGATTCGAAAACTTACTTCGTGTAAAAAGCTGTGGGAAGAGCTGTATCAAGAATTCAACAAACAGGGCAAGGTCTCGCTCTACCAACAGGGTAGATATCAATTCGATAGAGCGTTAGTCGTGCTTGGGCATACAGAGGAGGAGTTTGAATTCTAATGAGCAAATCAACATTAACGTTTTACGATCTGAACGACATGTATTACGAGGCTCTCCGTAATGCAGTCGATCAGGAAACCGGCGAGATTATAGACCAAGATCTTTTCAGACTCCTGGATGAGATTCAGGAAGAGAAAGAAAAGAAACTTCTGAATATGGCCTGCGCTTACAAGGCAATTCAAGCCGAAGCTGACGCCATCAAGGCGGAGGAGGAACGTCTCAAGGCAAGACGCAAAACCTTGGAGAATCAAGTGGATTCGATTGGATCCTGGATAAAATACAACGCGGAAGCTGGCGTAAAAATCAAAGATCCGCGTGCTGAAATATCTTGGAGAAAATCTTCTCAGGTTATCGTTCAGATCGAAGAATCTGATTTGATTACAAAACTTGGTGAACGATTCGTAAAGACCGAAATCACGCATTCTCCAATCAAAGCGGACCTGAAAAAAGCGATTGAAGCCGGCGAAGAGATTCCGGGAGTTTGGATCGATTCAAAACTCAATCTTCAAATCAAATGAGGACTACTACGATGAGAACATATACAAACGAAGAACTACAAGCAATTATAGAATCGCATCTGGCCTGGTTGCACAACAAGGTCGGTGGTATCCGTGCAAATCTATACGGTGCAAATCTATGCGATGCAGATCTACGCCGTGCAGATCTACGCGGTGCAGATCTACGCGGTGCAGATCTATACGGTGCAGGTCTATACGATGCAGATCTACGCCGTGCAAATCTACGCCGTGCAAATCTATACGGTGCAGATCTACGCGGTGCAGATCTACGCGGTGCAAATCTACGCCGTGCAAATCTATACGGTGCAAATCTATGCGATGCAGATCTACGCCGTGCAGATCTACGCGGTGCAGATCTACGCGGTACAGATCTATACGGTGCAGGTCTATACGATGCAGATCTACGCCGTGCAAATCTACGCCGTGCAAATCTATACGGTGCAGATCTACGCGGTGCAGATCTACGCCGGTGCAAATCTACGCCGTGCAATCTATACGGTGCAAATACTATGTCGAATGCAGATCTACGCCGTGACAGATCTACGCGGTGCAGATCTACGCGGTGCAGATCTATACGGTGCAGGTCTATACGATGCAGATCTACGCCGTGCAAATCTACGCCGTGCAAATCTATACGGTGCAGATCTACGCGGTGCAGATCTACGCGGTGCAGATCTACGCGGTGCAAATCTATACGGTGCAAATCTATGCGATGTGCTTGGGAATTCTGACAATATCAAAACGATTCAAACCGATCTTTGGTTAGTCGTATATTCGCATAATGCTATGTACATAGGTTGTAAGGTTTATAGTTTTGAAGAGTGGTGGAACTTTTCTGACGATGAAATTGATGACATGGATTATAACGCTCTTCAATTCTGGCGGAAGTGGAAGGACGTTTTGCGGAAAATTATCGAAATCAGTCCGGCGGCTCCCACGAGACAGATAGAGAGCGTGGCGTCATGAAAGTTAAGACATTGATCAAAAAATTAGAGAAATGTAATCCAGACGCCCGAGTAGAGTTTTGCACAGCATCCGGATCGGAGTCTGGTAGGGTGTATGGTGTGTCCTTGGAAAAAGGCAATAAAGTGGTCACGCTGGATGTCGTGGGGACGTATTTTTTCGGCGAAAAGATGGAATAAAGACGATGAATTTTGAACTATTAACCGGTTTAAGTATGCTATTGATATTAGCGATAGCATATCTTTTGCAGTGGCTGTTTAAAAAACCTCCGGGTTCAGAGGTGGAAACCTTCATGCGCGATTGGAATAATATTCGAAAAAAATACATCACTGCAGAAGACGATGCTGCTCTTAGGGCAGCTAACTCACAAATTGAGAAATCGAAAAACAAAAGACCTGTCGCTTTTTTGGATCCAACGAGGCGACATAAAAGATGAGGAGAGGAAGTGGATGGAAGCGATAGATTCAATTTTAACGACAAACGGATTTCAGCAAACGAGTGATCCCGCAAAATACTACGGCCCTGGCTCGTTGATCGCGGAGATTGGAGACCAGGTGACTCTAACATTTGCGGGGAAGCGCGTGATGGTAACCGATGACCTTACGCACGTTTCACATTTTATTTCGGGCTGGTGCCTGCGCGAGAAGAGTACAGTTTCGACCTCATTTGATCGAGGTCCTGGGGTTCTTTCACGTGCTCAGGCCCGCGCTCAAGAGAAAAGTTTTGAAGAACGTTTGAGAGAATTTCAATCTAAGCATGAGTCAAGAAATTAGAAAATTATATTTTAGCAAAACGCCTATTCCGGCGGCGGCATTTCTTCCGCAATCACATATCCGCGTCTACAACGCGATACTGTCCTACCAGGGCGGAATGGATTCGTGGACTGGGACGATTGAGGTCATTTTAAAACGCGTAAATGGATTCGTCTGGCAGGGCAGGGCGTGTAAGGAGATAAAACCGCGCAGGGCGTCGCAAATCATTCAGGATCTTAAAAAAATGGGGGTGGCTTGAGGTGCAGCGTTCGGGTTATTCTAAACCGAACTCATATAAAGCGACAACGCCGACCGATCTTTTGTTTCAACCTGAACACTCATACGAATCTGCGCCAGTTCCGCGAAATCAAGTCAACGTCGCACAACCTCAAAATTCTCCATTATCGCGTTCGGAAAAATTACGCGATAATGGAAATGAACACCATAAAAAATGCGGAACTGACCCGCACTCTAAGGACGCGGAACTGACCCGCGTCTCAGGGGATGCGGATATCTATAAAGAACATTTAAAGAATTCTAAAGAACTTATACAAGAGGAGAAAATGAACATGGAACAAAATGGCAAAATTGTATTTGCGGCTTTTGCAGATTGGGCAAGTAGCAGACTCACGAAGTCTTCTAACGAGGCTATTCAATCGGTACTGCATGGAACAAAAAAATAACAGCGAACTATCTGATTCAATAAAACTAATATACAGCAAATATAAGAACGAAGAGTATTCGAAACCCCAGAGGGTCTCGTGATGGTATCAACGTCGTTAAATGTAGATCACAGACAACTGGAGATTTCAATCCGCTGGCACCTTAACAGCGGATACCGAATCGAACGAACGGTAGAGATTCTCGCAGACCGGGGAGCGACAAGAGAGTTGGTCAATTCAGTTTGGGAAAAAATGGAACGAGAACGAGAAGTTCTAAGGAGAGTAGGGAAATGAGTCAAAATAAATTATTGAGACAATACGAGGTTGTTAACTTCGCAATCAAGGAGGAGGGGATGGAACTTCGATTTCGAGACAATTATTCGAAACGTGCGTTCGCGCTTCCAGAGTTGGCAATTTCGGACGAGAAATTTATAGCAGCGTTTAATGCATTCAAAACGGACGTGAACGAGGTTTGCGAAATGGATCTGGATCCGGAAGATGTTTTCTTGATTCAGCCCACACAGGTGATCTTTTCCTATTCTCTGAAACACGGTCTTCAAATTCAGATAGAAGCGATCAAAAAATTATCCGAGAGCGGAGACGCGTGGAAGATCAAAACACCAAAACGTTTCGAGAAGCATCGAATGAAGGAATTGAAAATCGAAGAATCCTTCTTTGCGCGGATCGAGAATTTCAAGGACCAGGCAAACCGTATCATTAGAGACGGGAATTTGGTTCAAGTCGCGAAAGTGGCAGAACAGCCATTGCTGTTCAATCGGAACGACGCGGCATGAACGCTGAACAAAAAATCAAAGAACGTCCAATTTTATTTTCGAGAGAAATGGTCGAGGCGATACTGCACGGGAACAAAACTCAAACTCGCAGGATTGTGAAATATCCTGCGATTAGAAATAAATTTCCGATGCACATTAGGGACGATATTTGGGGATGGGGGACGAAACCGCGTGACGGAAATCAAGCCTGTAGAAGCGAAGATGTATTCAAATGTCCTTATGGTAATCAAGTGGATCAACTTTGGGTGAGAGAAACATTTGGAATTACTAAAAATATAAATAATATCGAGAACTGGCCGGATCGACCTCACAGGAGGATTAACGAAAACACAGTTTATATCTATAAAGCAGACGGATATTGGAATTGGTGCGATGAAGATGGTGAGACTTCATCCAAAAGTTTTTGGAAACCGTCTATTCACATGCCTCGAATAGCGTCCAGAATTACATTAGAAATAAATAATGTACGGGTCGAGAAACTCAATGAAATTTCGGCCTCAGATGCCGAGGCCGAAGGGATTCAATTCATGAGAGATATTCCGGATGCGGACGAAATGTTGAGTCCTACGCAGCTTTTTGAGGTTTTGTGGGAGTCTATCAATGGCCCCGATTCGTGGAAATTAAACCCATGGGTCTGGGTGATCGAGTTTAGCGTAGCATGAAACCTCAACGCGACATTACAGTTGACGATTTCTATGGAGCTCTCGAAGAGGGGGTCCGTAGAGAGGCGGAACGGAAAAAATACGTTCCATCGGACCGGGAAGCGCGCGGCCCTTTTTCCGAAGAGAAATATTACAGGGCCATTTCTATGAAAACTGGAGAACTGTGTTTCGCGTCTCGGATCCGTCCAAGTGGCTGGGAAACAGGTGAGGAGGCCCTCTATCAAGTAGTTCGTTGCAACGATAAAAAAACTCGCTGGCTCGGTGCCTCTGATTTTGTTACGCAATTTAAACGCCTTGAGGGGAAACCGGAACCCCTCCGATTAGACTGGATCGGTTCCGACTCCAAAAAATCGCGATCGACGATAACGAGGACGGCACCGTCCTTCAAGCCGCTTTCGATCGCATGAGACAACGAAGAAGGGAAATTGCATGACAGATACAAAGGGAATGTCCGGAAGAATCCGTTTTCGAAAAGGAAACCGAGGGCGAAATATAGGAAAATTTAACGATGCTTCAGATCGATTCTGCTCGATCGTCGACGGAACTCCGCAAGGATCGCAGCCGACTATCTGGTTGGGATTCGAATCAGGGGACCGGATGCTCCTGAATCCCCATATCGCGAGGAAGGTCGCGGAAGTTCTGAATCGATTCGCAGAAAAAGGGACACTCGATGAGCAAAACTAAAGAAAGACGGTTTGAGAAGCCGCAGTTCGATCCGTTGACGGAAGCGCTTCTGATCGGAATCGATCCGGGTGTGGAAACAGGCCTTGCAGTTTGGAACAAGGATACACAACGATTAACGCAAGTTGCGACGTATTCGGCTCTCGAAGCACAGGAAGAAGTGAAGTCCTATAATTCTTGGGGTGTTCCGATCTGTTTAATCATCGAGGATGCAAGAAAGAGAAAATGGTTTGGTCCTAATGCAAACGCAAAACGCCAAGGTGCGGGTTCTGTGAAACGGGATTGTTCTATGTGGGTAGAATTCTGCGAACTGAATAAGATCCCGTATCGACTTGTACATCCGCAGAGAGGCAAAACAAAACACAAGGCTGCTGAGTTCCGGACTCTTACCGGTTGGACGGGCCGAACTTCGGAACACTCCCGTGACGCGGCCATGTTGGTCGTGGGAAGGGGAAGGTTTTGAATGGATTACGAAATCGGTAAATACTACAAAGTTCCCTGTGCTAAAATTGTGAACGAATTTGGAAAGGCACATTACATTCCTGTAATAGGGCCAAGGCATAGTGATCCACAATTTGGGGCGGATGAGGAGCATTATCACATTGATGCACGGTTTACGTCCAACTATATCAATAGGGCATTGCGCATAACATCAGGTTTCACTAATAGACCTATCTGGGTTGATGATAATAATTACATTTATGGAACGAAGTACGCCTTTAAACGTGTTGTTCAAAAAGAAAAAAATATGCCGTTCAACCGTTACAGGATTATTAGGGCCAACTCTATTGCATCATCTATATGTTGATCGGTACGAAAAATATAGGACGTGGGCGGAGAGTTTCTTAGGAAAAAATGTCACGGTGGTCGATGCCCACATCGGAACATTGAACTCATACAGAAAGATGGAATTCGCTTTTGTCCGCTTCATGGATTGAAAGCAAATGAAGACGGGGAAATAGACGGTTACTATTCCCCCGCAATGCAGGAAATACAGGAATGGAAGAGAGGAATGTAAAATGATCACCCGGCCCGTTCTCAAATACAACGGAGGAAAGTGGCTTCTCGGTCCTTGGATACGATCGTTCTTTCCCGAGCATGAAACCTTTGTCGAGGGATTCGGGGGAGGCGGGAGTATAACGATTCAGAAGGAAAGAGCAACTCGAGAATTTTACTTTGATATCGATAGCGAGGTGGCAAACTTTATGTGGACCATGTCTCATCGTGATTCTGCAAAAGAACTGATTCGTCGAATTTATTGGACACCTTACGCAAGAGAGATACATGCTTGGGCGGTTTCCGAAACCATTTCTACAGACCCCATCGATCGCGCGTTGAAGTTTTATTGTAAGTGTTGGATGGACCGAAACTACGTGAGAGGGAAAAGTTTTCGTCTTTACGGGAACATGGATTCTTCCGGCGGACATTTGCCGGCTTCTTTATGGGCCAATGTGCGAAACCTATACCAGATTGCGAAACGTTTTCGCGGTGTAACAGTTGAATGCAAACCATATATACAAATCGCGAGCTCGCTCGATTCTCTGACCACCCTTCACTACCTTGACCCGCCGTATTTGGGATCGGTCCGTGGATCCGGCGAGCTTTACATTCACGAAATGAAATCCGCACTCGCACACGCTCGGCTTTTGAAATTTATTCTCAAGCTGGAAGGAATGGTCATCATCTCAGGGTATCCCTCGGGACTATATGCAAGGATGCTCGAAACGCAAGGATGGAAAATGGTAACTAAGGAAACACGGGACAACAAGAGACGCGAACGGATCGAAGCGCTTTGGTTGAATCCGCTTGTTCAACAGAGGTTAGCAGAACGCGAGCCAGAATTATTTGAGGCGAGAGTATGAATTCAGAAAACGAAAATAATATAGTTCAATTTGCGGAACTCGGAACATGGTCAGTTAAAAAATCAAATCAAAAACCCAAATGCAATCATGATTCTGTATACGTAGTCGAGGGTTCTCCTTATCTTCAATGTCAAACATGTGAAAAAGATTTAGATCCCATTTGGTTTATGACTCGCCTTGTGAAAGAAGAACAGAGCAAAGAGTGGAGATTAGATCGTTTATAATATTCGTTAAACG